CCGGCTAACAGCACAGGCAAAACTGTTGAGTCGAACAGGGTCTCCAACCCACGTTGTTCCTCTGGCAATATACCAAAGGCAACCGCGAAGTCGGCCCGCGCCTCATCAGTGATCGGTTTTGGATCAAGACGTAGTTTCACTCTCCGGTAGTGTAACATTTCGTCCAATTCGCCAGCGAGGGGCGCCACATCTCCTGCGGAGCTAGATAGGCACATCGCGAAACTCTGGAGTACTGGAACTCCAACGTTGCACGACAGCTCACACATAGCTACCGCTTTCAATAGTCGCCTATAAACCATCTCATTTTGGTACCTTTTAATGGTATATGGGGCTCTAGAAATCACGCGAAAAGGATTTCGCACTAACCTAGGATGCCCCCCAATATTGAGAGGTCGACACTGACAAAAATCCACCTCATTCCTTATGTGCTTAACAATACTCTTAGTCGTTAGACAGGCCTCAGTTAGATCAGAAAGATTGACAAGATGGAGATCCTGCGCACTCAAACTTATCACAGAATCATCACCATCCACTAGGAACTCCGCATCCGGGACATTACGCATCAGGTAAAGCAATATTGCCAAATTGATGACATTATCCTCCAAACTGGTGTTGTAGTCCCCAGAGCACATAGTACCCCTCATCTTATATCTGATTCCGGAGGCTGACACAAACTTATTATCCCTCTGAAGAGTTAAAAGATGTCTCAACTTCCTATCATTAACATAAAAATCACAGAAGTACTCGCGGGCCTTAGATCTTATGCCCTCCTGAAGATGGGCGTCATATCTACTATGATCTAACTCAAGCCAAACAGTGTCGCTCCACTTATCCATGCGTTGCATCCTCCTAGCCCGTTGGGCCGGGGTCATTCCCTTGGCGAAATCACGATCCCCCCTCTTTCTAGAATAGAGAATCCGTTTCTCCACGGGCTTCAGATACCTCGCAAGAGTGTAACAATACTCATCCGATCTATGCTGGATAAGTCGCACACAACCATCCAGAAGACTACCATCGTCCTGAAACTTCTCCCACTTGGTAAACATTTTGCCCTGTGCATAACGATCGGTCCACCCATTCCGGTGCAACCGACCATAAGCCTCGGCAATTCGTTTCCGCCTACTCTGTGGGGCATTGGCCAATAAGTCTTTCTCAGACATCCGCGAAACCGCGCTACAAGGATGCCTATCTCTAAGCATTCCAAATGCTAGGCTCCAAATAGTATTGGCCTTAGATGTAAATTCAGGTACCTGCTGGTGGTGGCGCTCATTCATTGAAACGTATTCATTACGTATACAACTATAATAGCCACCACACGGGTAGACATCTGGATGTTCTAAAAGTGGAACTAACTGGGTCATTGTCCGCCTATGGCTGCAACCTTCCGCTGGCATAAACGTAATCTTGGCATGTGAACCAAGCGTTTTGACCAGCGGCCTGTCGCAGCAATAGATTTTAGCCGGGATTTCCAAAAACCGTCATATCTTCTGTGGTAATGCCCGTTGCACCAACAACTGGTCGACACGCCAATTAAGAACGCGTCGGTCAGTGAAGGGGTAACGTACTCGAAGGTATGCGGTATACACTGGCCTCCAGCAGGCGTAAGCGACCCTAGCAATCAAAGGAGGGTCTACGGGCATATAGTAACCATCAATCACAGCATTAACTCGTAATGCATGCGTGGGTCCTAAAGCCTCATAAAC